TGTATCTGTTCTACTCTTTCGCCTTTTCTTCTAAATACAACTAAATGAGATGGGTGTCTTTTTTTACCCACATCAAACCCTGCAAATACATCTTCATCATCTGCAAAATTGTGTTTCATAGTTGTAGGTAAGGACCGTAAGTTTGCATCTTCACATTTCTCTATATCTTCAGAATCAAAATATGCCTCTGTATTAAAATGTGGTTGTAATAAAAACTCTGATGCAAACGATTTAGGTTTAGCTTTTTGTTGTTCTAATAACCATTCTTCACTATATAACTCTGGCATTAAGACTCTTCTGCCCGGCTCAGGATCTAACGCTGGTAGTTTTCTTGTTACAAATCTATCATCTTTTTCTAACACCGTAAGTAAATCTCCCGGCATCATTGGTGTACCCACTATAACAACAGGGACACCTTGATTAGGTATGAATAAAGACTCTGTTAAAAAATGATCTTCAATCTTGTTCATTTGCCCTAATGCTAGTGGGCTTTCTGGATCTTTCAATATGTCATCAGCAATTAATGCCCCGTTAACGTGCATACCCCTTTTGAAAGAAAACAATCCACCGTGCAATATTTCAGCACTACCACCATTACCTGTATCATATCTAAAGGTAAAGTCAGCTTTTGGAGCTTTGTTGGTCATCATTTCTTTTAATACTGGGTTACGATTGACCTCTTTGTTTATTTCAGATATGTGGTATTTAGCCATTGTGTCACTATAAGATAAATATAGAATATTAGCGTTACCTTGTATTTTTAAACTTCTCCATATACTAAAAGCATGCCCAAGAATAGTAGATTTAAAATGTGCTCTAGGTAAAATTGCTAAATAATTAAGACCATCCTCAATACACTTTTCGACTTCTTCAGTAAGTTTACCTACATGCCATGCTTGAAAATACTCTGGGTGTTCAAAACCCTGAGACCATATATCTCTAGTAAACTCCCAAAAACTACCTATAGCATACTTATTACTTTTTTCTAGTTTTTCTGCAAGTAATTCAAATGCTTTTTCATATGTTGTTAATTCATCACTCATTATCTTTTGATGCCATTAAGACTTTTAATTTAGCCGCTATTTTTTTAATTAATTCAGGATCATCTATTTCTTCTACTAAAATACCAACCACATCTTGAATAAACTGAACATTTATTAATCCCTCAGCAACTTGTCTCTCACCTTGTATTCCTATGTCTAAAGCTTTTACCGCATCAAAAGCTCTCTCAAAAACCAATGAATTTAATTCTACACCAGCTTTATCTCTTATACCTTTATATAATGCTTGATGCTCATCTTGCATTCTAGCGAGTTTATTTGATTCAGTTTCTTGCACTTTTTCCATAGCTTTAGCTTGCGTCTCTGCTTTTTTAGTTTTCCAATCGTCTTGTCTAACCCAAGCATATATAGTTTGTTCATTGACAACTACTCTATGCTCTGCAGAGATTTGTTGAGCTATCTCTTTAGCAGAATACTCATCTGCTAAATATAATTTAAAAGCTCTTTCTTTTACAGCTTTTGGAAACTTCTTAGGCATTACATGTATGCAGCATTGGACCATCCTGAATCTGCGTTCCCTGACTCAATGCTTCCTCCAAACGGGCTTCCATCTGATTGCAATAATTTACTAAAGTCCATACCACCTTTATTTTTATTACCAGCAGCATTAAAACACTCTGGTACTTTATGTTTGATTCCACTCGTTGTTGATATTGTTTTAAATTTGATCCCTATCTCAGCTTTAGCACATACGCCTCTTATCATTGCATCTTTTGGACCTAAAGGTTTATACTCAGGATTTTCTAACAATGTAGCTATCTGTCTTTTAGCCCCTTCTGGCTGCCTATTGTGCATACACTGATAATAATCACACCAAACAACCTTAGCATATTTTGCCTTAAACTCTTCTGCAGTCATCCCTTTAGGTAATTTATCTTCTATTTTATTATCTTTCGGTTCAGGTTTATCATAAAAATATGTTTTACCTTTTTGACCTGTAGTCTTTTTATAACCTCTAGGTGCTGCCATTTTTATTCTCCTTCACTGAGTACAATGCGATACACGCGGCATCAGCATAATCTTGTTCTGGGAAATTATCTCCCCACTTTTCTATTGCATATTTCATTATATCATCTTTTGTAGATTTGCCGCTACCTAAGATTTGTTTTTTCCAAGTCCCATTATCAACTAATGTGGTTGGGATATCACTTAAACATAGTGTTGCCCAAACAGCCCCCACCACTTCTGATAAAGTACGCACCACATTTCTATTCTGTGCAAATATGGGTTCTTCAATTACAGCGTAATCTACAGTATCTATGTCGATCTCTTCTACTAAAATTCTAGCGAAGTTATCCATTAGCTCTGGAAATCTGTCTTTGAATGCTTTTTTAGTGTTGCATTCAGCTTTGTAGATGTTTATTAAGTTTACATCTTCATCTAGTTCAACAATATGAATTGCTTTACTAGACGTGTCTAGCCCTAAATATTTCATAGTTCTATTGTAAAGGTATGTCTTCCTTTATAATTTGTCTAGATGTTAACTTATCATACACTTTATCTTCTAGTGTATCTCTTTTAAATACAGCTATAGTCGCTCCTACACCAACTGCAAGTGCTCCTACTACTGGTAAACTCTTTGCTATTCCTTTTGCTATGTCTTTACTTGTCATGTATTTCTCCTTTTGTTTATTCTGATTCTAATACTTTCATACCTAATGCTATAATTCCACCTGTACATCCTGTGGCTATCTCTGTATATCCAAAATATACCCCCACCGCACTCAAAAGTCCTAGCACTATGATTGCTAGAAATATTTGTGGTCTTAGTTTTCCCATCATATAAGTATCCTCCTACTATTATTATACTAAGTTTTAGTCAATTCCTTTAGTCCTTAGTGCAACAATTCTAGAAACAGTATTCCAACACTGCGTATATAATCTCAATCTACCTTCTTCATAAGTTTTTGCAGCTTCCATTTCAGTCATTTTTTTAAATAGATCTGCTAATCCTTTGTTAGTATTCATAATAATACCGCGTGCTTCATCTCTTGTCGGTTTTTTACCGATAGCATCTTTCATTACTTGAGCAAACGCTACGTTGTAACCTTCTTCAAACTGTGCCTGCATTGCCCCTAATTTCATTTGATGGCTCGCTACAACTTGTTCTAGGATAGCTTTGTTACCACCATAGATCGCAAGATACGCTTCTAACTCTTTGTTACTAGCACTATTAACCTCACCAAAATCTAAAGTCTCATCAGCATTTTGATTTATTTCTACCCATGGAACAGGATGATCTTTACGTTCTTGCTTTGCAAAAGCAATTGCATCTTGATAACTCCATCGTTTTTCCATTATGTCCTCCTGTTTTTACATTTACAATACCACATTCCTGTACAATCTTCAGGCTCTATAGTCATTGTCATTATTTTTTTACATCTATCAAGTATATCTTCCCACACTTTTTTATCCCTGTCAACTTTAAATGCTTTTAAGTTTTGATCATTCTTATTTTCATACATAACCACACCGTAATCTCTATCAGTTAAGTTAAGATATATTTGCAGTTGTATAAAATGTTCATGTTTTGGGGCTTCTTTTAATTCTTTATAGTCTTCATCCTTAATTGTTTTAAGTTCTAGTAAGGCTTCTTTATACTTATCGTGTTTAATTATAAAGTCTATACGTCCAGATATAGGAGGGTCTTCACTTTTTATAGAAACTTCATCGTCTATATATAACTCTGCTTTCTCTAGATACTTTTTCATACGCCCTTCAAATGTGCCGCCATGATCAAATATTCTTTGTATTCTAGGTTTTATAGTATCCCAGTCTAAAAGTCCGTTATATGCCATGTATAAATATTTATCACAAGGATTACCAAATAACGATGGATAAAACTTACCTTTTGATGGTGGGCTATTTTTTCTGCTTAAAACATTATCAATAGATTTTAGTAACCATCTATCTTGATTTTTAGTTCTTTTAACTTTCTTAGTCGTATTTAAATTATTTATAGCTTCAATGCCTGCCATATCTTTGCCTTTATATCTGTATAAGTCTTTTCTTTGATATGCACTATTTCAAATCCTGCTTCTTTTAAATAGTCATCTCGTAATGCATCTCTTTTTGCAAAGTGCCCAAACGGACCATCTGCTTCTATTATAACATTGATTTCAGTAATTATGAAGTCAGGTATATATTTACCTACAGGTGTTTGCCATGTGTATCTTAATCCTACTTCATCTAAGACTCTAGCTATCAGAGTCTCCTGTAAGGTATGACTCTTTCGTGGCATCTACAAGCTCCTCATATTTATCAGGGTTTTCTTTGAACCATGTAACTACTGCGTTCATACCCCTAAAATTTTGATCTTTATAATAATACATAGCACCGCTTTGTTCTACAATACCTTCTTCTAATGCAACTCTAATATATGTTTCTACCATATCTATACCACCATCAAACTTAAATGGTATGATTGCTTGTTCAAACTTTTCCCCACCAAACTTATCTTTTAATAGTCTAGCGTTTATCTCAAACCCCATCCTATCTGCCATGTTCTTTGAGTTACTCTTGCCGGGTTTAGTTAACCAAGAACCTCTTGTAAAATGCATACAGCAGTGTGTGAAGTATTTCTGACCTTCTCCACCGGGCATAGTATCCATCATCTGAACATTACCCATAGTGCCTCTAGTCTGATTAATCGCGACTAAAGCCCCACCGTGTTTTAACTCAGGTATAAGTCTCATCAACATTTGATTCCAAGTTCTAGATTGCCATGCGATAGGACTGTGACCAATACCATCTTCGTGAGTGAAGATATCTGCTGGCACTAAACCAGCTACACTATCAATCACTACTATGTCTGCACCAGCTTGTAAAGAGTTCCTTACTGCTTTAAATGCTTCTTCCGATGTATCAGGATTATATACCACCATTTCTTTGGTTTTTAATCCACTCTTAGTCATCCAGTCACTATCCCACGACTTTTCTAAATCAACCCACACAGCTACTCCACCTTCTTCTTGTACAGTTTTGCACAGTTGTGAAGCAACGTAAGACTTACCTGATGAAAATCCACCAAATAATAAGGTAAATCTTTTTCTAGGTATACCGCCGTTTGTGATCTTATCTAATTGTGGAATATTAAAAGGTATTTTTGTATATTCAAAACTAGTGTCATCACCTGTAGTGGCTTTTACTTTTTTATCGTTAAGTAATGTGTTAAATATTTCTTTAGCAGTTGACTTCATATTAAATCATCCCCTTTTTCAACTCGTCTTTTTATATTTCTTTTTTGTATTGCTTCAGCCCATGCCATGCATACAGCACCACATCTAACTAAACCATTATACAATACACTAGGAGTTTCTTCGTAGACAGCATCAGCTATCTTTCCTGTTTCTCTTGTAAGTATTGTGTTCCAAAAATCATCGGGATGGCTAATCTGTTCGCTAAACTTTTTATCAAACGTCTCTCTTTCAGATAAAAATTGCTCAGTGATAATAGCCCTTACATGTTCAGCTTCCATCCTTATTCTTACCCTTCTTTAGGATATTCCTAATCTCACCATCTACTTTATCATGCACCGCCTTGTAGGCTTTATCTAAAGTTAATCCAGCTTCTTCTAATTGTTCTTCTATTGGTAGTGCAGTATCAATGTCATGTATTTCCATGTCCATTCGTGCATACTGATTAGTATCTAACGGACCTACTCTAAATGTAAATCCTAATTTAAGTCCGACTTTCGCCATCTGTTATCTCCTTTGCGATCAGCATATCTATATACTGCTTTGCTTTGTATAGGTCTTCAATACCATTTTCTTTGTATCTCCACCTTGTTATATATTTTACCACATTCCCCTCTGCAAAACCCATCTGATTGTCATGTATATAATCAAAAGGTTCTATGTCAAAGTGATAGTGTACAGGGTCAGTAGTTTCTTTTACAGATTTATTATATGACTCAATAAAACTATATTTTTTATTTTCTTCTTTAGGTTTATCTGGTGTTTTTTCTACTATCCCTTTTATACCCCACTTTGTCATCTGCATATATTCTTCCCATGATAAATGAGCATAATTTGTATTGTAGTCATTCCAC